TACCTTGCCTGCTTCGATACTCCATCCCAGGTGGTTGAGCTGGTCAAAAAAGAATTTGGCCTGAGCATCACACGTCAGCAGGTCGAATCCCACGACCCGACGAAAGCAAACGGCAGGGGGCTGGCACAGAAATGGGTTGAGCTATTTCACGAAACCCGTAAGCGCTTCCAGACCGAATTAAGCGACATCCCGATCGCCAACAAAGCCTATCGTCTCCGCGCGCTTGACCGGATGATGACAAAGGCCGAGAGCATGCGAAATATGGCGCTGGCTGCCTCGCTGATGGAGCAGGCCGCCAAAGAGTGCGGGGATGCGTACAGCAACAAACAGAAGGTCGAGCACACCAGCCCGGACGGAACCATGACTCCGCAGCCGACCATCATCCAGCTACTCCCTGTTGAGCCGAAAGCATGAGTAACGCCGTTCAACTGCCGATCCCCGCGAAGCTTGCACCACTGTTCACCGCCGTGAATAAGCGTTACCGGTGCTCTCACGGTGGTCGTGGTAGCGCCAAGACGCGCACATTCGCACTGATGACTGCCGTAAAGGCGTATCAGTCGATGATGAACGGTGAGAGCGGTGTGGTGCTCTGCGCGCGAGAATTTATGAACTCGCTGGAAGAGTCGAGCATGCAGGAAGTGAAACAGGCGATCCTGTCTGTTCCCTGGCTAGCTTCTAATTTTGATATCGGCGAGAAGTACATCCGTACCATCGACAAGAGCGTTAACTACGTGTTCTGCGGTCTGCGGCATAACCTTGACAGCATCAAGTCGAAAGCGCGCATCCTGCTTTGCTGGGTAGATGAGGCTGAATCAGTCAGCGAAATAGCCTGGCAAAAGCTGAGCCCTACTGTTCGTGAAGAGGGATCAGAGATTTGGGTGACATGGAACCCAGAGCGCGACGGCAGCGCCACGGATAAGAGGTTCCGTAAAGAAGCTGGCGACGACTGCATCACCGTTGAGATGAACTATACGGACAATCCGTGGTTCCCTGACGTGCTGGAGGGTGAGCGACAGAACGATCAGCGCCGCCTCGACCCGGCAACATACGCATGGGTTTGGGAAGGTGCTTACCTCGAAAACTCAGATAAGCAGGTACTGGCCGGAAAATACCGGATCGCTGAGTTCTCGGAAAACCTCTGGAAAGAAGCTGAGCGCCTGTTCTTCGGCGCAGACTTCGGTTTCGCCAAAGACCCTAACACGCTGGTGCGTTCGTTCATCCTGCATAACCGGCTGTACATCGAATACGAAGCATACGGCCAGCAGACGGAGCTCGACCACATGCCAGAGCTGTACGACACTATCCCCGGATCGCGTGACTGGCCCATCAAGGCAGACTCCGCTCGACCCGAGACGATTAGCTATCTCAAGCGGCAGGGATTCAACATCTCAGCTGCTGAGAAATGGCAGGGGAGCGTTGAGGACGGGATCGCCCATCTTCGCGGCTTCGACGAAATCATTATCCATCCGCGCTGCAAAAACGTGGCACGTGAGGCCCGCATGTGGTCGTACAAAACGGACCGCATCACCGGTGAGGTGTTGCCGAAGCTCGCCGATGGCTATGAGCACTGCTGGGACGGTATCCGCTACAGCCTCGACGGTCACATTAAGCGTAAGGGCCAGATGGCCGGGATGATGATTCCGAAACGCCTTCGCTAACCAAACGGAAAAACCATGACTGACAAATTAACTCTCGCCGTCAACCATGCGTTGAACGATGCGCGGATGGCGCGCGCCCGTATGGGACTGATGGCGCCGACGATGGGGCTGGACAATAAGCGCCATTCTGCATGGTGCGAGTATGGATTCCCTGAGCAGGTCACCTACGAAAACCTCTACGCCCTGTACCGGCGCGGTGGTATTGCTCACGGCGCAGTAGAGAAGCTGGTGGGCAAGTGCTGGCAGACCAACCCGGAAATCATCGAGGGTGACGATGCCGACGAGAGCAAGGATGAGACGGCTTGGGAGAAGAAGACCAAAAAGGTATTCACTAAGCGCCTCTGGCGAGCCTTTGCTGAAGCCGACCGCCGCCGCCTGGTCGGTCGCTATGCTGGCATCCTGCTACATATCAATGATTCCAGAACGTGGGATCAGCCGGTTGTTCGTGGGAAGTCACTAAAAAAGGTTACGATCGCATGGGCCGGATCACTAAAAGTAAGCGAGTGGGTTACTGACCAGAAATCGGCAGATTACGGCCAGCCAAAGCAGTGGGAATACGTTGAGAGCCTGCCAAACGGCGGGACGAATCAGCGCTTTGTGCATCCAGATCGCGTCTTCATCCTTGGTGACTACTCTAACGATGCTATTGGCTTCCTTGAACCTGGCTATAACGCCTGCGTCAGCCTAGAGAAGGTTGAAGGTGGCTCAGGTGAGGCATTCCTGAAGAACGCCGCTAATAAGCAGAGCATTAATTTCGACAAAGACGTTGATTTCAACAACCTTGCTTCTTTGTACGGCGTATCTGTTGATGAGCTTCAGGAGAGATATAACGATGCTGCCAGAGAGTTAAACATAGGTAATGACGTTCTTCTGATTACTCAGGGTGCCCAGGTAACGTCGATGGTGTCGGCAGTTTCAGATCCTGACCCAACCTATAACGTCAACCTGCAAACTTTTGCCGCTTCTGTCGATGAGCCGGTGAAAATTCTGGTGGGGATGCAAACTGGCGAAAGGGCTAGCACTGAAGATCAGAAGTATATGAATGCTCGCTGCCAGTCACGCCGCGGTGACCTGTCATTCGAAATTGAAGACTTCAGTGACAAGCTAATCGACCTGAAAATCATTGATGCTGTCAGCGAGAAGACGGTTATCTGGGATGACCTCAACGAACAGACTGGAACTGAGAAGCTCGCCAATGCAAAAACCATGGCTGAGATTAACCAGACGTTCCAGGGGAGCGGAGAGAATCCAGCCTTCAGTCGTGAAGAAATTCGCACAGCTGCCGGTTATGAAAACGTTGATGAATTCCCGTTAGGAGAAGAGGATGGCGACGAAGAAGACGAAGCCACCAATTCTTCCGCGTAACTATCAGGATCCGACCGGAGCCGATGCGCTGGAACGCCGGGCAATGAAAGACTTCGCCAGGCGGATGAATAAGATTGGCAAAGCATACAAATCAGCACTCGACAAAATACCTTCCTCCCTCGCAGTAAACGCCCGATACGAATACCAGTTAAACCCAACGTTACTCTCCATCATCCTGAACGATGCCAGCTACCTGGTAGATCAGGTCCTGCTTGAAGGTGGCGATTACGACCTGTGGTTTTACGAGTACATCGATCTGGCTTCGGAGAAAGGTACCGGGCAGTCGTTCTATAACCTCGGTCAGCAGTCCCCGGTGTATGCCGCCGGGCGCGAATCACTGGCGTCAATCCTCGCAAGCGACCCGTACCAGCAACGCATGGCGCTAGTGCATGCCCGTGTGTTTGAGGAAATGAAGGGGCTGACTGCTGACGTTAAGCGAGATATGGCGCGCGTGCTGACTGATGGAGTGGGGCGCGGGCTGAACCCGCTGGATATTGCCCGTAACCTCACGGAGCAGACCGGCATCGAGAAGCGCCGGGCGAATCGTATAGCACGAACTGAAGTGACTACCGCGCTGCGCCGGGCGAAGTGGGATGAAGACCAGGAGGCGAATGACCTTTACGGCCTTAAAACGCTTCTGGTTCACATCTCGGCACTTTCACCAACAACCCGACATACCCACGCAGTGCGCCATGCCCACCTATACACCAACGAAGAGGTCCGTGACTGGTACAGCAAAGATGGCAACTCCATCAACTGCAAGTGCAGCCAGCAATCGGTGCTGGTGGATGCGGACGGTAAACCGGAGTATCCGGACACCATCACGAAACTCAAACAGGAATATAAATCGATGCAGGCGCGCGGTTACGCCTGGGCGGAGAAATAACTATGCCTATGCAGGTCAATATCACCACGAAGGTGAACAGCCAGTCTATCCGGCGCGAAACATACAACGGCCGCGAGCATCTGGTGCTGCCGAGCTACACGCTTCCGGCTAACGTCGTCATGAATGGCGGCTTGTACACGCAAGAGCAAATCGACGCCCACTATAAGGGGTTGGAAGGTACCCTGGCACCGCTGGGTCACCCTCAGGTTAACGGTCAGTTCGTGTCTGCTTTCTCGCCAGAGGGGATTAACGCAGGCCATATCGGCGCATGGAACCGCAACGTTAAGAAGTCCGGTAATCGCATCTACCTCGAAAAGTGGGTTGATGTGGCCCGTGCCAGCGAGTCGGAAGGTGGCAGGGAGCTGCTTGAACGTGTCGCTGCCATTGAGCGCGGTGAAGACGTTCCGCCAATTCATACCAGCGTTGCCGCATTCCTCGACCAACTTGAACCCAATGAACAGCAGCGCGCAACGGGTGCTGAGTGGGTAGCGGATATCCACGGCATGGACCATGACGCGATCCTCTTGCACGAAGTCGGAGCCGCCACCCCTGAGCAGGGCGTTGGCCTGATGGTGAATGCCGATCTGGCGCAGCCTCTTAAGGCGAACTCCGGAGCGCTGGTGGGCGAATCCTACCGTGAGCGCGAGCAGCGTCTCGATCGCGCAGCCAAAGCGAAGTTTGCAGCGGGCGCGGATGAATACGCCTGGGTTGCTGACTTCACTGACTCGCAAGCGGTAATCATCCGCAACGGCGGCAACGCTGAGGTGTTTGGCTACAAGTCTGATGGCGGAGTTATCAACTTCGACGACACCGGCACCGCAGTAGCGCGCCAGGAGTCGTGGGTGGCAGTCGTCGCTAACAAATTCAAAGCTCTATTCACACCGCAGGAACAGCCTGCACCAAACCACAATACGGAGGGCGACATGCCTTTAACCAAAGAAGAACTGGAACAAATCGGCAGCATGATCGGCCAGGCTGTTGCGACCAACACGGAAGCGGCTATTAAACCTCTCGCGGAGAAGGTTGATGCGCTGCAGGCCAATCAGCAGCAGCTCGCCGAAACCCTGACCGCCAACTCTCGTGCCGAAGAGAAAACAAAGCGCGAAGCGGTTGCCAAGGTGCATGGCGATATTGTTGCTAACGCGCTGTCTGGCGAAGCTCTGGATGCGATGTTCAAGTCGCTGGGCGAAGCTGCCCCGCTGGGCACCAACAATGCACAGCAGCACAAAGAAACCGGCGCACCTGCCGCAGAAGAACACTTTAAGTAAGGAGCCGGAATAATGCCACGTTATCGTCGCGTTAATATCGACGGTCAGTCTCTGTACAAGACCGAAACTCGCACCACGGCAGCCGCACTGCTTCCTGGTACTGCGGCAACTATCAACTCATCCGATAAATTCGCCCAGGCTACCGCGCTAACCGGCCGCCTATACATCATTGATGTCGGTTACCACCAGGGGCTGACCATCACTGAAGCAATCCCTGCCGGTGATTCAGCTGTTGGCAACTACGTCGAAGAAGGCCGTGAGCTGGCGTTACGTTGCCTGCCTGGCGCGTACAAAAAAGACAGCCCTATCAAGCTTGGCACGGCTGGTCAGTTCACCCTTGCCACCTCCGACACTGATTCAGTGATCGGCTACAGCCAGGATGAATACACCATCGCGGCCAGCACCACCGACTTCATTCGCGTGCGTATGCGCGTTGGCACTGTCGCCGCAGCTGGCGCGTAACAAAAGGACAAACACATATGTACTTCTCTAAAGAGACGCTGGCGACTAACTCCCGCCTCAGCGGGCACTGGAGCGAGCTGTGGGCAAACCGCAACATGTGGAACCTGCAGAACGATTCCATCATCGCGGCGAACCGCGCAATCATGACGCCTGACATGCTGGCCTGTAACGCAGTTGGCGGTTTCTCCCGTGACTTCTGGGCTGAGATTGACAACCAGGTGCTGCAGCTGCGCGATCAGGAAGTTGGCATGGAAATCGTGAACGACCTTATCGGCGTTCAGACGGTGCTTCCGGTTGGTAAAACCGCCAAGCTGTATAACGTGGTTGGCGACATCGCTGACGACGTGTCAGTAAGCATCGATGGTCAGGCGCCGTTCTCCTTCGACCACACTGACTACGCGAGCGATGGCGACCCGATTCCGGTGTTCACTGCTGGTTACGGTGTTAACTGGCGTCATGCTGCTGGCCTGAACTCTGTAGGCATCGATCTGGTGCTGGACTCGCAGATGGCAAAGATGCGCAAGTTCAACCAGAAGCGCGTCAATTACTACCTGAACGGCGATTCAAAAATTCAGGTTCAGTCTTACCCGGCGCAGGGTATCAAGAACCACCGCAACACCAAGAAGATTAACCTCGGCTCTGGTGCTGGTGGCGCGAATATCGACCTGACTACCGCTGACATGACAGCGATCTTTGCGTTCTTCGGTAAAGGCGCATTCGGTACCACCGCGCGCACTAACAAAGTCGCCGCATACGATGTGATGTGGGTCTCTCCAGAAATCTGGGCAAACCTGGCTCAGCCGTACGTAGTGAATGGCGTTGTAAGCGGCACTGTATTGCAGGCGGTTCTGCCGTTCGCACCGGTGAAAGAAATCCGCATGAGCTTCGCGCTGACCGGTAACGAGTTTATCGCGTACGTTCGTCGGCGTGACGTGATCTCTCCACTGGTTGGTATGGCTGTCGGTGTTGTTCCGCTGCCGCGTCCATTGCCTAACGTTAACTACAACTTCCAGATTATGTCTGCTGAAGGTCTGCAAATCACCGCAGACGATCAGGGCCTGTCTGGCGTTGTCTACGGCGCTAACCTGGCGTAAGGAAACAGCATGGCTAAATACGAAGTTGTGCGCCCGTGGTTCGGCGTGAAGGTAGGGCAGGTGGTGGAGTTGAAAGAACTGCACCCGGCGCTGAAGTCTAACGTCCGCCTCATGAATGGTGAGGCAGGCGGAGAACTTACCCCGTCGACTCCTGATGCCGGAACCGGCGAGAAATCTCGCAAAGAGATTATTCAGGGCCGCCTTACTGAGTTGGGTATTGAGTTCAAAGGCACCCTGGGCACTGAAAAGCTCAGTGAGCTGTTGCCGGATGGCGAACTCGAAAAGCTTTTCCCTGCTGAATAACAGCCGCCGCTAAGGCGGTTTTTTTATGCCCTCTTCGGAGGGCTTATCAGAGGCCCGCATGATTACCACAGAACAGGCCAAAGAATATCTGAAGTCAGTCGGTATCACGCTGCCTGATTTCATCTTAGAAGCGCTCGTAGAGCAGGCCAATAGCATTCAGGAATGCCTTGACGCGCACTACTCACCGGCTACCGCGCTACTGATCCAGTCCTACCTGTTGGGAATGATGGCTCTGGGGCAGGGTGACAAGTACGTGTCCAGCCACACCGCACCGAGCGGAGCGTCAGAATCATTCCGCTATCAGTCGTTCTCAGATCGCTGGAAGGGTTCGCTAAACCTGCTCCGCGGACTGGATAAATACGGATGCGCCACTGCTCTCATTCCTGCCGACCCTACCGCCGCGCCAGCGTTTGCAGGTATCTGGATCGGGAAGGGCGGCTGCATGTGCGGGAATAAGTGATGACGTACAAATCAGTTAAGCACGGGCTGCCGCGCTCGTTCACCCGCGTCTGGGTGATGACCGACACTGGGCGTGAGACTACCGGCTACGTCAAATCGGACGGCGAGTGGTTCATCAACTGCGCGCGCATCCGGGCGACTGGCGCGAAAGTGCTGCGCTGGAAGGAGGGCTGATGTCATCGGTAGCGAACTGGAGCTATACCGCCACGGCGACCATCTGGCGAAAGCTGGAAGGAAATGATGAATACGGCGATCCGCTGGGCTATGCCGATCCTGAGCAAATCCTCTGTGATTACGAGGGCGGGCTCAGCAAAAAATTAGCCAGCCTGGGCGCAGAAATCGTCGTGAAAAATACCGTGTGGACGGAGTTCGCGCTGGCGGCCGCGGGTGATTATCTGCTGATTGGCGTATCGACCGAATCCGACCCGGTCGTGGCCGGTGCCGACGAGGTGCGGCAGGTTATCCGTTACGCCGACACGTTCGAGCGGCTGGCAGATGATTACGCCATCCTGACGGGAGTGTAGCCATGGGCATCAAAGTGCGCGGCGTTAAGCAGTCGAAAGCCGGGCTCAACCGCATCATAAACGACGTGAAAGGGCGAAAGGTCGTTATGGCGTTACAGTCAGCAATGATAATCGGCAGCTCACAGGCCGCGCTTTATACGCCGATCGATACCTCAACGCTGTTGAATAGCCAGTATCGGGAGTTGATAAACAACGGAGTTCGACTGACCGGGAGAGTGGGATACACGGCGAACTACGCTGTTTTCGTTCACGATCCTAACGTTACGCAAACCTTCCGTCGCGCCACCGCCCAGAAAGAGTTCCTCACTAAAGGTTTTGAAGACACCCGCAGCCAGATTGATTCAGTAATGCGCAAGGAGCTTTCAGTATGACACCAGCCATGTATGAGCGCGTGCGTAACTACTTCGTTGATGCTGGGCTTACCACTGGCTTCATTGTTCAGTTGCTGGCGTGGGACGACACGACAAAGTTAACTGATGCATTCATCGTGTTCCGGCCTAACGGCGGTACCGATATCCGAAATGACCTCGGTTCTGACCACTACGTGCTGGTGGATGTGATCTCCGCCAAGGATAAGCGCCGCTCAGCCGCTGAGAAGGCTCAAGAAATCATCAATTATGTCGAACAAAACGACATTACCGACGAATGCCTTGGCCTTATTCAAAACCTCGGTAATGTGCCTGCACCCATCATGACCGAAGAGGGCCGTCTGGTCTTCCGACTCCAGTTCATGTGCGTCTATGGCGAATAACCACATCACTAACCCATCAGGCTGCCATCAGGCGGCCTTTTTTATTTGAGAGGTACACATGCAAGGCTGTGCTAATGATTTTGGCAAGCTGATCGGGAAAGTAGCTGTGCTACGCATGGCCTTTGGCTGCCCCGACGCAGTGCCAGCGCTTTCCGAGTGGAAGCGTCTCGGCGCTATGACGACCAAGGGCATCGACTATTCGATGAATACTATCAACTCCGAGGCAGATGATGCCAAAGGGCTGGTGGAGAACCTGGTCAACAACATGGATCTGACGATCTCCGGTGAAGGTGAGTTTCGCAAGTCTGATAAAGATAACGAGATCGGCGCGTGGCGTCTGTCGAAGTACATCTTTGATGAAGTTCAGGCAGGCCGTCAGCCTAACCTGTGGGTGCGGTTCGACTTTGCGGGTGAGAACGCGGGCACTTATATCATGGGCTACATGAACACCACTTCATGGTCTGGTGACTTCGGTACCAACGATATCTCTACCTTCTCTGGAGAGTGGAAAGTCTACGACGCCGACACCGTTGTGTTTGAAGTCGCTGACTCTATCGCGGCCACTGGCGTTGAGGTTACTCCCGCAACTGCTTCTCTAGTCGCCGGGTCTACCCAGCAACTGAGCGGTGCAGTTCAGCCAACCGATGCGACTAACAAGGCGATCACCTGGACGACTTCGGCGCCATTAATCGCCACCGTCAGTTCAACCGGTCTGGTGACGGCTGTCGCAGCCGGTACCGCGACAATTACGGCTACAACCGCAGATGGTGACTTCACTGATACCTGTGCTGTTACCGTGACAGCCGCACCGTAATCACTACAAAGGGCGGCGTGCCGCCCTTGATACTGGTTATGGAGATCTATATGACCCCTTTGAAAGAAATTGGCGAGTGCGTGATAGGCGCTGAGGAGCGGGAATACTTCTTCCGACCATCGTTCCGTAACATGACGCGGATCGGCGAGCCAGATCATATCGTCAGGACGTTCTATGCACTATTTAATGACGACGTGGCCAAGATGCTTGAGGCAGCGCGAGAAATTCACAGCGCTATACCAGAGCATCAACGGAAATTCTACGCCCACTATTTCGGTGACGTTTCGCTGCCACGCTGGGCGCTTGATGCAGTAGGCTCTGCCGCTTTTGTGCGTGAGGCGCTTCTCTCGGCGATTAACGTCATTCAGTCCTGCTGCGATGAGGATGTTTCCGAGTTAACAGGCTGGAGTGAACTATCTCGCACAGGAAGGCGTACATTCGTATGGCACCGAGGCATGCTGCCTCCGGAGAACCTTATCCTCATAGCTCAGTCGTTAATCATGCACGGCATAATTGGCCGGGCACGTGTACGAAAATTGCAGAAGCACGAAAGCAAGGAAACAACACCTGAATTTCATGCAACTGAATACATCATGGCGGCGAGAAACCATTTCAGTATCAGCAGAGAAGAGGCTGAAAATCTCACTATGACTGAGTTCGCGATGATGCTAAACGCCAAATATCCTGACCAGAAAGGCTTTACCAGGGAAGAGTATGATGCGGTTATGGATGATGACGATCGCCGCTGGCAGGAAATGATTGAACGAGAAAAATCAGCAAAGAAAGCGACCTAGCTAATGAACAACTAACCCACACAAAGGTGGGTTTTTTAATGTCTGGAGAAACTAATGGCTGAAAAAGCAGGCGAGATTTATTACGACATCGAAGCCGATGTTTCTGGCTTGCTAAAGGCGCAGGGAAAGGCCAATAAGTCGCTCGATTCTATCGGAAACTCTGCAACTACCGCAGCCAAGAAGATGGATGAGCTGCAGACCAATATCAACCGCGTCGCAGGGGCTATTGCGGCGTCACTCGTTGTTGACTGGGGAAAGGCATTCCTCGTTGCTGCTGATAACATGAGCCAGCTCAACGCGCGAATTGAGAGACTGACCGGCAGTGCTGCTACAGCCTCGCAGACGATGCAGAACCTTATGCGCATCAGTTCGGCAACAGGAGGTTCGTTACAGGATACCGCGAAACTGTGGGAGACCCTCAGCACGGCGTTGCGCGATACCGGAGCGACGAACGGTCAGATTATTCAGCTTACCGAGACACTTCAGAAAATAGGTCGCATTGGCGGCTCCTCTTCCGAAGAAATGGCGAATGCTCTTCGTCAGTTCGGCCAATCCATCTCTTCCGGCACCGTACGAGCGGAGGAATTCAACTCCATCCTTGAGCAAATGCCGGAGCTGGCGCGCCAGATTGCTGCCGGGATGGGAGTTAGCATTGGAGAGCTTCGCCAGTTGATGCTGGACGGGAAACTGACGGCAGAAGATGCACTCAACGCTATTCAGAAGCAAACCGGTTCAGTGAATGCTGAGTTTGAGAAACTACCTCGAACACTGTCACAGGCCAACACCGCGCTCACCAACTCATTCCTGTCAATGATCGACTCTGTTAACCATGTGACAGGTGCCAGTAGTGGTCTAGTGGCAATAATCGACTCTATGACGGCGGCGCTCGACAGGCTGGTGGGTAAAGCGGCGTCGGCAGATGCTCAGATATCGGATCTGAACAGTACGGCAGAAATGTTCACGCGCCGGGCGCGTACCTGGTCATGGCTTGGGCTTGATGGCTGGGAGGCGCAAAACAAAGCGCTGGCAGGGCTAAGCAATAAAGCCGCCATGCTGGTTGGCGATCTGGCTGCTGTTTCCAAGGCGTCACAGACAGCGGCGAATACGAAGCCGATAGAGATTAAAACCACAGGATCCTCTACTGGCAGCAAATCTAAAGGCGGAAAGTCTGCAGCGCAGAAAGAGGCTGAGCAATACGCAAAAGCTCAAGAGTCTGTTAACCAAAAACTGGACGAGTTGAGGCAGAAAGCCGAGCTATCAGCCGGCAGCGTTGGTGAATTATCGCGAGCGCAGGCAGTACTTAATGCACAGCAGTCTCTCGGTAATGATGCGACACAGGAACAGGTAATTCTGGCTGGGCAATACGCGGCTAAAGCCTGGGATAACGCCAACGCATTGCGCGCCCAGGCCAAGGCAGAAAAAGAACGCACTGACGCTGCCAATAAGTTCAGCGCTATCCAGGGTAAAACCAGCAAAACTGCCGGATTGGATAGCCAGTACCAGAAAGACATCGCTGACATCCAACAATACGCCCAACTTTACCCGCAGAAGATCGGCGAGGCTGAGGCGGCGCGCGCTGCAATCGAACAGCAATACCGGGACCAGCGTAACGCGGCGATGTGGGAAGAGTGGGCTCAGCAGAACGCGGCCACGCAGGCAGCGGCTGCTGCTTTCGATTCACTCGGTTCAGTTGCCAGTAACGCGCTGACAGGAATCATCACAGGCAGCATGTCTGTCAGTGATGCAATGCGCAGTATTGGCATGACGGTCCTGAATAGCGTCATTAACTCGTTCGTCCAGATGGGTATCGAGTGGGTTAAGTCAGCCATCATGGGGCAGGCGGCACAAACGGCGGCTATCGGCACCGTCACGGCAGTACAGACGGCAGCGACTGGTGTTCAGACTGCGACAAGCGTTGCGGCCGCTGGCACGGTAGCAGCAGCATGGACCCCGGCAGCGATCCTGTCCTCCATTGCCTCGATGGGTACGGCGGCGGCTATCGGTCTCGGAGCGGTGGCTGGCGTTATTGGCGCAAACCTGCTTGGAAAACGCAAGAACGGCGGGCCTGTCTCGGCTGGCGGAATGTATCAGGTCGGCGAAGGCGGCATGCCGGAGATTTATCAAGCTAGCACCGGTAAGCAGTACATGATACCGGGTGACAACGGCAGGGTGATCAGCAACAAGGATATGCAAGGAGGAGGAGGAATCAACGTTGTCTTAAATATTCAGAACTATAACGGCTCATCAGTAGATGCGCAGGCCAGTTCTGACGGCAATGGCGGCGTTACAGTGGATTTAATCGTCGCTGACCTGAACAACGGCGGACCAATCAGTAACGCTATAACCAGCAACATGAACGTTAAGCGCACGCCAAGGGGGCAGGGCTGATGCCAATTATCGACTATCCCGACTGGCTGCCGCTGGCGCAGAAGGCCAGCAAAAACATGACGCTCGATACCGGGTTCCAGACCGATCAGCCAGCGGTCGGCCCGGCTATCTTTCAGAACCAGACCGATGATCTAAAAGTGACCTGGTCACTGACATGGATCTTCACGCTGGACCAGGAACGAGCATTCCAGCAATGGCTACGCAGCCCGAACTATCTCAACCGGGGCCTGAACTGGTTCCGGATGAATATCAATATGGGCGGCAGTGGCCTGCAACTCCAGGAACTTCACTTCACACAGATGCCGGTGCAAACCAGTATCGACGGCGGGGTGGTGACCTGGACGGGTACCGTTATTGCGAACCACCTCTACAACGCTGACGACGAGTTTGACGACATCATTGTCGAGCTGCCGCCACCGTGGGATTCATGGCTGGATATCGTGGTCACGGGTTATCCGGACGGTCGCGATCCGGAAAGTCTACCGAGGATGCCCTGATGCCATCTTTTCGTCAATATAAGCAGCAGCGCCCGACGCGCGGCCTGTACGACACCATTACGTTCTATCACCCATCTTTCGGCTACGTCCGCCTGGTCGACAAGCAGTTCTTCCCGAAGACGCTCGGTGGTCAGACGTATACGCCAGCGCGCTTTGAAATTGAAGAGAGCCAGCAGAGCGGTACGCCGGTGATCGACGCTACTGTGAAGTTAGGGCGCCTGTCTTCGGATATTAAAACGCTGATGAAGCAGTGGAAGGGTGCGGCGCGACTGACGGCCATCACTGCCACCAGGCAGATCTTCGACAGCGGTGACGTGTCAGTGCCGATTAAGTCGTGGCAGTTATACGTCAAGACGGTAGATATAGACGCCGATGCCGCTTCTGTGACGCTTTCTGTCACTAACCCGCTGAACAACAACATCGGGAAATTATACGATCCCAGCGAATACACTGGACTCCAGTACCTATAAGGCATGCTCATGACTAAAGATGAATTTATCCGAATGGTCATCGGCGTGCCTTGGGCCAACCGGGCCTGTTCGTTCGATAAGGTGGATTGCTGGGGTTTGGTAGTGCTGTATTACCGTCACGTTCTCGGCATTGAGCTGCACCAGACTCCGGACTACGAAGCCGGTGAGGACTTCTTCACCTGCTATCAGGGCGACGTCGTTTTCTGGTGCCAGACCGATAAACCTGTCGAAGGCGGGATATTTGTCGGATACCGCGGCGCGCAACCGGCGCACGTTGGCCTGGTGCTTAACCGGCAGGCGCTGCACTCGAGGGGCGAGAACGGCAGCGTGCGCATGGACTCGTTGCTGGTTATTCAGCGGGCTTTCACTAAAGTGGAGTATTTTTCTTATGGCGCTGGTTGAGATATCGAATTTTCCAGGAACGCCTAAGCTGCGTTGCAGGGTGCCAAACGGCACCCTTTTTTATGACTGGCTGGCGGCCAATGATGCCACCTTTCACCGTGATCTGCTGATCGTCCGCAACGGCGTGAGGTTAAGTGATGATGATGAGCTGGCATTTGAACTGAGCGAACTGGACACCATCCAGATTTTCGACCAGCCAAAGGGCATCATTAGCGACATTCTCAGCCCGATCTTCAAAGTTGTTGGCGCTGTGTTTTCATTCCTTGCCCCGAAGCCAGCAATAGCTAATAACGGTGGAAACACTGTCGATTCACCTAATAACAGCCTGACAGGGCAAACTAATACTGCGCGAGTATACAAGGCCAAGCCTGATATTTACGGGCAGGTCAGATCGTTTCCAGACTTGATTCAGGAATCGATGTTTGAATATGTGCGCCAGAGTGAGAACGACGGCGGCCTGAAATACGTCACTGAGTGGATGTGTATCGGTATCGGTAAGTATGACTATGAATCTGTGCGTTACTCCGAGTCGAGTCTCGGATCGATGGCAGGTGCTGAGTATCAGTTTTATCATCCTGGTGAGGTAATACCGACAATTAATGAGGGGTATTCGTTCGACGATGTCGACGGGCAGGAGATGCCAGGGCCAAACGAAAGCGATAATTTCCCGGTAGAATCGGCAACTGCCAATACCGTGGTTAGTGGTGATTATGCTGGCGGCCAGATAGCGATGAAAATCGTCAAGCAGGCTGAGTTCGACTACTTCATGGGGCTCGTGCTACCACACTCCGTCACATTCACCATTAACGTCACCTATAACACAACATCAGGCAGCGTTACTGAAGATGTACTTTTCTCAGGCACGCTGATTTCTGCTGTAGAGAGTGATGATGGCGCCGTTATAGACCCTGTTCAGTGGTACACGTTCACCATGACAGATTTACAGGGTCCGCCCACCGTTCCATCCACTGCCACCATTAACACGACAAAATTTATCCTCAACGATAATGAGGCGCTTGTTGTTGGGCCTTTCTTCTCGCCGGTTGAGTCAACAGAGCTTTGGCTACATACACAGTCATCACTGGGTGGCGGTAACTGGACTGACTGGACGGTGACAATCTGGAAAATCGACGACGATTATAATCAGATACCAGGCACACAACAGACCTTTACCTATCACCAGGGAACGCCGCATAAGTCGACCAGTGAAGTGTTTTATCGCACGGATAAAATAATTCCAGCGGGAGGGTTTGGTAAATATGCCATCAATTTCCAGCGGACAAACAACTCCAATGATGCGTCCATTCTTAAGGTTGAGGAGATACATGCTGTCAACATCCGAAGTAACGTAGTTCATCCTACCGATACGCTGGTTCGCGTCAAGGTGAGGGCAACAGAAAACGCATTAGGAAGCCGTGACCGTAAATACAATGCTCTGGTGACTCGCCAGACTATCAGTTACGACCTGATGACACAGACCGTCGATTACACATTGCGTCCATCGCGTTCCTTTGCTGACGCGGTTGCACATACCTGGCTCGTAATGGGCGGGCAGCCAGAAAGCAGCATTGATCTGTACGGGTTGTACTCTATAGCTGAGAGCCTACCTGATGAGCGTCTTGGTTACTTCGACTACACGTTTGACGACGAGAACGACTCGCTGGGCGACCGCGTACAGGCGATCTGCAATGCGGCATCTGTCATGGCGTACTGGGATGACGGTGTACTGACGTTTACCCGTGATCAGAAAGTAGATTACCCTGCGGCAGTGTTTAACCGGGCGAACATGAAGACGGATGAGTACAAAATGACATATGAGGCCACACTGCCTGGTGGTTACGACGGCGTTCAGGTCTCCTACGTTCACCCGACAACGAATAACAAGACTTACATCAACTACCGAGTCCTGAACGGAGCTATTGTCGAGCAGGAAGCGGAGAACCCGAACAAGCTTGAGATAGTTGGATTCCGTAACGAGTACCAGGCTCGGGAACGCGCACTGCGCGAAACAAAACGCCTCATCTACTCCATGGTGAAGATGAACGCCAAAGTGTTTGAGGACGGGATTATCCAGGTTGGAAGCGTCATTCAGATGCCGGACATCTACGACAGCAACCAGCAGCAGGGTTATATCACAGGGCGAGCTGGTAATGACTTTGATACCAGCGAGCCGATTACGTTTTCCGGTTCTATGTATGCCCTGGTAACTGACAGTATGGGAAACCCGACCCTGCGTTACCCAGCAACGGCCCGCAGCGACACAAAATACGGCTTCACTGCGGCAATTCCCAATATTCAGCTCAACATCTGGAACGGAGACACAGTGCAACTCCCGTCGCGCTATCTCATAGCGACAGTTGAAGAACTGGACAGCCAACTATGGACGGTAAACAGCATCAAACCAAATTCAGATAACACGGTATCTCTTACCGTAGCAGAGTACAGCGACGCCATTTACCAATGAGACCTTCACCGACCAACAAGACCCGGCCACTGAGCTGGGTTTTTTAATGGGGAAATTATGAGCACTACACCTACTAACCAGCCAGTACCGAGTGAAAAGCCGCAAGATCTGAAATTCAACGCGGGTAAAATTGACGAGTTTGTCACATCAATGGCTCGACAATACATTGACAGATTTGGACATGCGCATTACACGATTGAAGGGCTTCGCTGGGTGGCGCAGCAGGCAATTTCTCAGTTCGGATACATCACTCTGGATAGCTTTGAGGACGGGAACTCTCTCACGCTGCCAAACCAAGTTCTGCGCCTTGAAGCTACTGGGGAATATTATCGTTGGGATGGAGAGTTCCCTAAAGAGGTTCCGGCAAGTTCAACCCCTGAATCAACAGGCGGCATCGGAGTAGGGAAGTGGTTAAGCGTTGGCGATGCGGCATTACGAACTAATTTAGCTTCTTATAATGGTTTTTCCCTGATTGGTGTGTGTCCTGATGTAATCACGTTGCGAACGCTTTCCGTACCAATTGGTAAGAAAGTATTGTTGCTCGGATATCATTCAGAGCATCCTGGCACTGGCGGTGGAACCCTTTACGCCTCAAGTGATACATCACTAGCGGATGATGGTGTGCGTGTTTTTGTCACATCAGATGGAACCCGCTTGGTAAGAGAGACTAACGGTGATTTATATGCCTCATGGGCAGGTGCTGTTGGTGACTGGAACGGAACTACCGGCACTGATAACAAGGCAGCAATAGAACGGCTTATCGCAGCATCAGGGACTAAATTTAAATGGGTTATTGATTTAACGAATGTTGGCGTAAGCTCTGTCGTTATTGATAACAAAGATAACTGGAATGGCCATGTAAACGGCAGCGTAATCAATATTTCAGCTAAGCCCGCTGCCGGTGCCGTAGACAGAAAAGATCAGGATGGCGGATTGCTACCAGCATTTAAAATTACAAACTCAGATGGCTGGAAGCTAACAGGATCATTCATCGATAACCGTTATCGCGAGGCTTTCTACGTAGAATACTGCGATTACTTTGAATTAGGTTGCGCAAACCTTGGTAGTGGAATAAACAATAATCTTGCGGCTAACCACTTCAGATACTGTAACCATTTTAAGTTAAACGGATGGAAGGTTGAAAAGTCTGGTGTTATTCCACTGACAGGTTATTACGATTGGGTTCAAGCTATAAGGCTGTGGGACTGCTCTGGATTTATCATTGATGGATTAACCTCACACATGAATGCGGGTAATGGTATTTATATCGCCAGTAACTGCAAAGACTATGTTGTTACTAACTTTGACATAACAGAAAACGCCATGTCAGGAATACAGCTCGCTTGGTCAGGTTTTGGTGTAATGCCAATTAGAGGTGTTATCTCTAACGGAACCATCACTGGAAACAGGGCTGACAGTATAGACGTTAACAATACCAGCGGTACCAAAGCGAGACTTGATCTGATAATTTCCGGTGTTATAAATGCAAACAATGGTTACAACTCTGACGGAACGGTAACTGCCGACGGTTCTGGTTTGGGTACATTCATTAATGTTTCACATTTCATAGTTGATGATTGCTCTTCAACATCGCCAGCTCGCTCTGGGGTAGGGATAAGTAACTGCTCTAACTTCAGAATAAATGGCATTATTAAAAAAGACCAACCATCTAACAACGAAGGGCACGGGGCATACATTGAAAACAGTGCGGACGGTGAAATAAACGTTGACTGTATTACTGACTCTGCTAACGCAAACATGTACTCCATACGAACTTACGGGGCGCTTGAAAACATACACCTTTCAGGCAAATATGTTGGATATACCTTGTTTGGAGATGATGCAACGTATGTTAACTGTTCATTGCATACGGCATCGATAATTTCCCCGACTACAGTTGCAAATCGCTTCCCATGGGAAAATGTGAACGTAGTTGTTTCTGGTTCAAATGCTATTGATATCAAATCAAAAATGAATGATTGCCGTTCTGTTTCCAATAACGGACACGGAGGGGTGGTATCCGGAGCTAACGTAGAAATTCAAAATACCGAATTCATAGGAACTAATGGTGGTTTATATGTAGGCGATAACCTAGGGATGATCCGCGTAAGAGGCGGTGTAGCTCAGGGCGGTGCGGCTGCCGGACTTAGAATCAGCGGAGGAGAAAAGCATATTATTGAAGGGTTAACCACAAAATCAACATCTGGAAACTCAACTGTCATTCTTAATGCATCTAAAGTAATTTACTTAGGGAATGATGACTCTGCTAACCCAACAAACTTTACAGGAACAACATTTACACTTCAGAACTAAATAAAACGGCGGCGATGCCGCCGTACTATTTAAGCTCTTTTCTTAAGGAAGACGAATTTCACTCCCTTGAATAATACAAAAGATGATGCCATGTACACCATTAATGCCACCATTAAGTGCTCAGGGAAAAGCCATCCCATGCTTACAGGTATCACACTTATACCAATACAAAAAAGGAACATTATAAAATAATGAGCCGATTTAGTTTCCTGAGTTTTATTGGAAAAGTATTTCGCCAGAACACCCTTAAATACACCTGATACAATAAGCCAGACAGGTGTTAAAAGCCCAAAATCAGCATATAGTTCACCGTACCCAAACGCAGGCGCACCCTCATTTCTGTAGAATGCCTCAGGGAAGAATACCTTTGCCAGATACAATGCTCCAAAATCATCAGGTTTACTCGGCCATATTGCTCTCGGAATCCTTGAGTAAACCTCACTCTCCATCAAAAGTTTTCCATACATAAAGTCAAAGTTTGATGATGCGACAAGAACAGCATTTCGAGTATAGTCAGAGTAATTTGCCATGTTCTCAATCGGGTTTCCGTCAGCAAAAGTGTATGCAAAAAATGCTGTAACAATGACAGCTATGACAGCAAATGACTTAACCAAGAACATGAATCTGATTCGCTTATTTTCAATGTAAGAAAGATAAATAATGAATGATATAAAAATACTAAATATAGGCCCCTTGTTTCCGTGAAGGAATATTAGTATGCAGTTAATTAAAACAAGCGCAAAGCAAAATAATTTTGATTTTTTGTATGTAAAAAATGCACAAATAGATGCTACCAGCGAAAACATTAATGATGGATAAAAATAAATACCATACCCTGTCCGGGTTAGCTCATAAATCCTGCGAGGACTAAGTATATACTCCCTGAACTCTATAAGAACAGGAAGATAGAACACAAATGCAAGTAGCGTGAATAATATAGATGAGAAAACGTACTTTGTCTCACGACCTGTTTTTGTAACGCTAACTATTTCCTTTCTTTGAGAGTAAAGGTATGAAAGCACGAATGACGCTATATAGATCACATAACAAGTATAGAAGAATAAATATTCTGATGTGTATTCCTGCACGTTTGAAAGGTAAACGAACACACCCTCAAAAACGTATAGTGTTGGAACGGTTATTATTAAATATGGGACCATTACATTTACAATTTTCCCCTCTATTTTCACAGATAGCGCGTAAAGGGAAATAACAATTAATAAACACAATGTAATGTATGAGATTATAATCATACTAAACCCTTAGAAAAAAATGCTTAATATTAAAAATAAGCATAATATTGCTATTCCACAAACAATAAACGGTGTAGAACACCTGCTGGCAATATACTCAGAATCAGGAATTTTATTTTCATTGTTCATATATACACCCATGAATTTAAATAAATTATTGTCATTTTAGCACTACTTAACTTCCCAATCTACCGCGTCATCACGGTTATACCTGTCCAATCTTGTAATGTAAATGCGCTTGCTCTCCATTGAAATTGGTAACACTGTGTGTGCATACTGCACATCTTAGGTGCATCATAGGTTTCCCGAGTCCAGAGCAAAACTACGGTGAGCAAGGCATATCACTCGATAATCGTCTTATAGCCAATCATTCCGCAACGTATATGATGATAGTCTGGACAACATGCCTGCGCACTGGGATCATGAAGGGGCCGTGTTTATCGTGTACTCATTACTGACACCTAAAGACGGTTCCCATCTTGTTTATAAACGGCTGCAAGGGCAGCCGTTTATTTATCTAGTTAATTATATTTTTCCCGATCTTTTCAAAAAGGAAATCAGATCCAGGCTTTGTCAAGTGTCCCCAATCTACAGCTGTGACAAAATTCGGACCATCTCCTACCCTTGTTAAGCATCCACTTTCATTACATAGCGCCTTGTAAGCAGAAATATATTCAGCACCCAACTCAGGGACGTTATCATGAAAATATTTATCCCATCCTTCTATTTCATCATTTAAACCATATGACATATATACTGGAGGGGTTTTTTTGAATTCACTCGAGTAATTAGATATCACCTTAACTAAATTAGCATTCCATTCAGGAACAGGACCGACAACTACCAACCTTGATTGTGGTGAAACTTTCTTTATCTCTTTAATTGTTAAAGAGAGAGCTTCAATTGCTAACTTTTTATCGTGAATACCATTTGAACCACGAACAGACCACGTTAGTAGCACTATCTCAGGTTTAACCATTCCGATTTCTTTAATTCTATCAATGTTGATAGAGCTCACGTCTCTTTGAAGGTCATCCTTACCACTAACAAACAACGGTGGTGCATTACCATCTGTCATCTGACTTATAACATATTTTTCATTATTATTTTTTATGTAACTAGATAGCCCATTATAGAGGGCTGCTGCATATGAATCACCAACTATAAAAATATTGTGACGGCTGTTTTTAATGCATCCATTAGATATGGCATCTTTTAATAGAACGGAGTGACATACGCCTCCACGCAATAGCTCGCCATATTTATAGTAATCGTAAACATTAGTTACAGAAGCATACTCACCAGCTGATTTATTAACGCTCCGATCTTTAATTCCATCCATGGCATACGTGACAAGTCCAAATATACCAGTTCCAAATACAATCATTGCCAAAATAATCGATGTGGTTGATTTTTTACCAGAGTGACGCAGTGGTTTTTCAATGATGTAATAAGTTGAGATGGCTAATGCTAATGCCAATGTCATTAGAATTAATAATTCATTGGTACTAGGGGATCCAGATAGTATAGACCGGTAGAATGAGTAAACTGGCCAGTGCCACAAATAAAGTGGATAGCTTATAAGGCCAATAAAAACAAATGGTTTAATACTAAGTATTTTGGATGCAATCCAATCATTCCCATTGGATGCTATTATAAGAGATGCGCCAAGTACTGGCATTATCGCGATGTAACCAGGGAAAGCCATCTTTTCATTAATCATCCCTATTGATAGGAAAATTATGATAACACCTATCAATGACATTGATTTAGAGAAGGCCGTTTTTATACCCATGAAACGCAATGTGGCTATTATGGCACCTGCCATTAACTCCCAAAATCTTGAAGCTGGAGAGTAGTAGTTAGCTCCGCCTTCATATGACATGGTAGAAACGCTAATTACATAGCTAGCTATAAATATTGCTGCGCATGATAAAAGTATATTACGTTTTGAATGTTTGCTTTTGAAACATAGCAAAATAACTATGGGCCACAATATATAGAATTGCTCTTCAATACCCAAAGACCAAAGGTGCAACAATGGTTTAAGATATGATTGAGAATCAAAATACCCTGACTCACTCCATAGTGTTAAATTTGATATGAAGTAGGCGCCTGAAAAAACGTGCTTTCCAAGTGATTTATAATCATCCTGGAAAAAATAAAACCATCCAATTATAAGACATGAGATAAGAACTATTGACAGTGCTGGGAATATTCTAAGTATTCTTCTCTTGTAAAATTCTACATAAGAGAAGGAATTACTTGATGCAGATTTTAATATAATAGATGTGATAAGATATCCCGATATAACAAAAAATATATCAACCCCAACAAAACCACCAGGAAGAATCGAAGGAAAGTAGTGGAAAATGACCACTGACAACACTGCTATTGCTCTCAACCCATCTATGTCTGGTCTGTATTTTAAGTGTTCCAACTTAAACTACCTCAAGTTAACTAAAAAAATAAGTAAATTATATTATTGATTAGTAAGTCATAACTTTAGGATCAGTAACCATTATTGGTATTGATCTTGCTAACAAACTGATCATAAGTTTGGTTGTTCTTTAATGACAAAGGCCATGTACCAGTCAGTTGTTGCTTTGGACTTAAATGTACATTCGGTGTTGACGAAAAAGCTTAATGTAACGGCTACGCACGATCCGATAAGTTTCGATATCTCCTGGCTAAAATCAATCAAGCTGAACAATGCGCCGAAGCAAAGCCATTGGTTGGCAGTATTCAACATTCCAACAGCAACATTACGACTAAATAGCTTTAACATTATAAAAATCAGTGAATTTTTAGAGGTCGAAAGTTTAGCATTAGAAAGAGGATTGATCGACATGCGATGTTGGCGGGTGAGACAAAATCGGAACACACAAAGCTTTGCATCTGTTTGCAAGGCTTCGTGTTGTTTTCTTATGACACCTTTTCATCCAGCCAATCAGCCCACCACTGCATCATCTCCCGGCGCGTGTCGAGATAGGCAGCATGGTTATAAACAGATCTGGTACCACCGCTGACATGGGCCAGCTGCATTTCTATTGCATCACTATTCCAGTGCTTCTCGTTCAGCACAGTACTAAACTGGTGCCTGAAACCGTGACCGCTTGCCTGTCCTTCGTAGCCAATACTGCGTATTACGCCAAGAACAGCGTTCTCGCTGATTGGTTTCTTCCTGTCGTTTCTGCCGGGGAAGCAAAGCGAATACTGACCGGTTATATGCTGCAATACTTTGAATAGCTCAACGACCTGATCTGACATAGGAACGATGTGGAGCTTCCTGCCTTTCATTACCGACGGGTCGATGCTGATAATCCTGTTCTCGTAATCTATTCCTGACCATACCAGCGATCTCATCTCGACAGTTCTCATAGCTGTATAGTGCAATACCTGCGCGGCAATCTTCATTACTATCCAACCACCGTACGCATTAAGAGACCGCTGGAATTCATGTATACGATGCATAGGAAGGAAAGGGTAGTTGTTCTTGCGATATCCTTTCATGGCCCCTGCAAGGTCTGGCGATGGATTGTATTTTGCTCTTCCGGTTATGATCGCATAACTGAAAACCTCACCGCATCTGCGCCTCGCCTTATCTGCGCGTTCCATTGCACCCCTGTCCTCGAACAGCCTGATGACCCTTAGTAGAGTCATTGGCTCGACTTCCTCCATGCGCAAATGGCCGATGATCGGAAGTATGTCATCCGTGAACATACTCATCATCTCGTCAGCATATCCCTTCGACCACACCTTTGATTTGTGAGCATGCCATTCTCGGAAAATGTCACCGAACGAATCGGCTAGAGCTTCTTTCTCTTTCTTCTTAATGGCTTGCTTTTGTTCTGCCGGGTCAACACCTGCCAGCAACTTCATTTTTGCTTCTGACTGTTTTGACCTGGCCTCTGTGAGAGATATTTGAGGGTATGGTCCGATAACGAGTGTCTTTTCCTTCCCTTCGAATCGGTACCGCATACGCCACACCTTTTTCCCTGACGGGGGAACGAACAGGAATAACCCTCCGGCATCTGCCAGGCGATATGATTTTTCCGCAAGCTTTGCTGCGTCGATTTGCTTTACCGTAAGCAT